AACATCTACCGATACTCCTGCTAATGCAACAACGACTTCAACGCAAGTAATGACTGCGGTTACTGAAATTGTTCTTACTTTAGATGGTACTACTAGTTTTGCTGCTGGTGATCAAGTATCACAACCAGGCGGTGGAAGTCAGTATGGTGTAGTTAAGACGAGTACATCTTCCAGTAATAGTGTAACTTTGATTGGTGTTGATGGTACATTTAATACTAGCAACCCTATTTTCAAGAATAACGCTACTACTTCAAGAACACCTTCAAATGTCTCTACTACATACACTAGTAAGCCTATGTGGACTACTACAATAGACGGGGGAACTTTCTAAGGATTTTTAAAATATGAATAATAATGCAGAAGTTGATGTGAATGTATTGGTTGGTATTTACAACCAAAAAATAGCACAATTAACAAATCAAAATATTTTGTTAGAAGCAAAATTGAAATCTTTGGAGAAAGACAAAGAGGATTTATTAAATCAATTGGGGGAAGCTAGAAAAGGAGCTCCTAAATTAGTATCAAATAAAACCGATAAGGAACAAGAGTTTGAATAATGGCACAACCATCAACACGCCAAGAGTTAATTGATTTTTGTAAAAGACGTCTAGGTGCTCCAGTATTAGAAATAAATGTGGATGATGATCAGTTAGATGATCTGGTTGATGATGCTCTTCAATACTTCCAAGAAAGGCACTATGATGGTGTTGAGAGGATGTATCTTAAGTATGAAGTAACTCAAGAGGATATTGATAGAGGAAGTGCATCAGGAAGTAGTGGAGTTGGTATTGTAACTACTACTGCTACTTCTACAAGTATAAGTGGTTATGGAACTACCACTACTAATTGGTACGAAACTTCAAACTTTTTACAAGTTCCAGATTCAGTAATAGGTGTTGAAAAGATATTTAAATTTGATGTCAGTTCCATTTCTGGTGGAATGTTTAGTATTAAATATCAATTGTTCTTGAATGATTTGTATCATTTCAATTCTGTTGCATTGATGCAATACGCAATGACTAAATCTTATCTTGAGGATATTGATTTTCTTTTAACTCCAGATAAGCAAATAAGATTTAATAAAAGACAAGATAGATTATATCTTGATACGAATTGGTCAGAACAAAGTGTTGGAAATTATTTTGTTTTAGATTGTTATAGGGCATTAGATCCTGCTAATTTTGCTGGAGTTTATAATGATAGTTTCCTTAAAAAGTATTTAACTGCTCTTATTAAAAAACAATGGGGACAGAATCTTATTAAGTTTAAAGGAGTTAAACTTCCTGGTGGAATAGAACTTAATGGTAGAGAAATGTATGATGATGCTGAAAGAGAACTTCAGCAGTTAAAAGAATCTATGTCTACTGAGTATGAACTTCCACCATTTGATCTAATAGGATAGGGATTATGGCATTAAATCCCTTTTTTCAGCAAGGAACTCAGTCTGAACAAAAATTAGTTCAGGAGTTAATTAATGAACAGTTAAAAATGTATGGTGTAGAAGTCACCTACATTCCAAGAAAGATTGTCAATAGAGATACTATTTTTACAGAAGTTGAATCGTCTAAATTTGATGATTCATATACTTTAGAGGCATATGTAAATACCTATGAGGGTTATGGTGGTCAAGGAGACATCATGACTAAGTTTGGAGTTAGTATAAAAGATGAATTAACTCTTACTATATCAAAAGAAAGATTTGAAGATTTTATTGTACCTTTTCTTCAAACTGAATCTGATAGTGAAATAGTTGTTGATACTAGACCTAGAGAAGGAGATTTAGTATATTTTCCATTGGGAAGCAGATTATTTGAAGTTAAATTTGTAGAGCATGAAGATCCTTTCTATCAGTTAGGAAAAAATTACGTTTATCAACTTAAATGTGAACTCTTTGAATATGAGGATGAGGTTATTGATACATCAATTGATGCAATTGATAGTCTTGTTGAAGATGAAGGATTTATTACTACATTAAATTTAATTGGAATTGGTGCAACAGCAACAGCATCAGCAGTTGTATCTCCAGTAACTGGTGGATACGTAAGAAAAATTTATATGAATGATGATGGTGCTGGATATTCATCTGCACCAATAATTACATTTGAACCTGCACCTTCTCCATCTGGTAGCACTGCAACTGCTGTTGGTATTTTAACAACTGTTGGTGGAACAACTTCACTAAAAGAAATTTTAATAACAAATGCAGGATATGGATATACCACTATTCCTAAGATATTCTTCTCTGGTGGTGGAGGAACTGGTGCTGCTGCAACTTGTTCTATTCAATCTACAGGTCAAGGTGTTATTTCAATTACTGTAACTGGTAGTGGTGCTGGATATGCTGCTGCTCCGACTATTACTGTTGCTGAACCAAATGTATCATCTGGAACATCAGAAAGAACTGTTGCGAGAACAGTTATTTCTTCTTCAAACATTGTCACGGCAGTAAGATTAGAGAATCCAGGAATTGGATATACAATAGCACCAGCAATAACTATTGCAGATCCTCCTCTTATCGCTGGAATAGGAACATTCCAATCTAATGAAGTAGTTCATGGATCAACTACTGGATCGCAAGCAAGAGTTAAAGATTGGGATACAGTAACTAATAAGTTGAAGGTTACTCCTATCAAGGGAACATTTGCTGAAGGTGAAATAATAGTTGGTGCTGCTTCTTCTGCAACATATACTGTTGATGTCTTTGATAGAGGTGACATATATAATCCATATGACCAAACTACTGAAATTGAAACTGAAGCAGATGCAATTTTAGATTTTACTCAAACAAATCCTTTTGGAACACCATAGATAAATGCTAGGAAATTATTATTACCACCAAATTGTTCGTAAAACACTTGTTTCTTTTGGAACATTATTTAATGACATTTGGGTTAGACATACAGATGCAAATGATGGTTCTGTTGGAGAAATGAAGGTTCCATTAGCTTATGGTCCATCACAAAAATTCTTAGCAAGACTTGAACAGCAACCAGAATTAAATAGAGCAACTCAAATAACATTACCGAGAATGTCATTTGAGATGAATAATATTTCTTATGATCCCACAAGAAAAGTATCAGTAACACAAACATTTAAGGCAGTAGATGAGAGTGATGGATCTAAAGTAAAGAAAGTTTTTATGCCTGTCCCATATAATATTGGATTTGAATTGAATATTATGTGTAAATTAAATGATGATGCATTACAAATAATAGAGCAAATTTTACCATATTTTCAACCATCTTTTAATATTAGTGTAGAATTAATAGATTCTATTGGAGAAAAAAGAGATATTCCAATAGTTCTTGATAGTATGAATTTTGTTGATGATTATGAAGGTGACTTTTCAACTAGAAGAGCATTAATTTATACATTACAATTTACTGCAAAAACTTATCTATTCGGTAGAATTGCTGAAACTACAGATGGAATAATCCGTAAGGTTCAGGTTGATTACTATGGAGATACAAATCTTCAGACTGCTAATAGAGAACTAAGATATGTTGCTACACCTAGAGCACAAAAAGATTATGATGCAGATGCTGATACTACAGGAGCAGTTATTAATGAAACTCTAACAACATCTGAAACATTGGTTGATGTTAATGATACATCCGCATTTGCAGTTGGCAATAGAATTATTATTGATTCTGAGATAATGAGAATTAATAAGAAAACAAGTAATCAAATTACTGTTACTAGAGGATATAGTAGAACTATTAAATCAGAGCATATTAAAGGATCTAAAATTAATGTACTCAGCACTGCTGATGATGTATTAATTGCTCCTGGAGATGATTTTGGATTTAATGAAACATCTTCATTCTTCCAAGATAATGCAGATTTTAGTCCAACTAGACAATCTGATATTTAAATGTTATTATGCCAGATAAATTTGCTAGTATTAATAAAGTATTAGGAACTGAAACTGATATAGTTGAAGTTGATAATAACTTAAAGTCAATTGATAAAGCACCAGATGATATTGATAAAGATTATCAGTATACTCGTGCTAATTTGTATTCTTTAATTGAGAAGGGACAGGAATCTCTTAATGGTATTATGGAACTTGCAGGTGAAAGTGCAAGTCCAAGAGCATATGAGGTTGCAGGACAAATTATTAAATCTGTTGCTGATACTACCGATAAGTTAATGGAACTTCAAAAGAAAGTTAAGGAAATAGATGAAGATAAACAGAAAACAACTAATAACAATGTAACCAATAATGCATTATTTGTTGGTTCTACTTCAGAACTTTCTAAATTACTTAAAGATGGGTTTCTAAATAATAAAGAATAGGAATTTATTCTATAATGAATAAAAGTTTTAAAAGATTTGTAGAAGAGTCTTCTTCTAAAAAATGCCCTGAAGGTAAGTATTGGTGCTTTACTGATAAATGCTGTAAAAAAATTCCTAAAGGTTATCATGTAGGTGGTAGAGGATATTTAGAGCAAGATGATGAAGATAGTAAGAAAAATGGTAATGGCAATGGATCTAATGGTAATGGATCTAATGGTAATGGATCTAATGGCAATGGTGGAAATGGAAATGGTGGAGGAGGTATGGGAGAATCATATATGACAATTGAAAATTCTGATGGAAAAGAGTTTGCACAAGTAATTGATATTATTGAACCAGAACCAATGAAATCACCAAAATCTTCTATTAAATGGGAAGAATTGACTCTTAACATCTAATTTCATGCCTGTATTGTCTGATAATGTATATCTTGGTAATCCTAATTTAAAAAAGGCCAATACCCCTATTGAATTTACTAAGGAGCAAATTGTTGAATTCCTTAAGTGTAAGGAAGATCCCATATATTTTACTAGAAATTATATAAAAATCGTTTCTCTTGATGAAGGACTGGTTCCTTTTGATATGTACGATTTTCAAGAGAAGTTAATTGATAGATTTCATAATAATAGATTCAATATTTGTAAGATGCCTCGACAGACTGGTAAGTCTACAACGTGCGTGTCTTATCTATTGCATTATGCAGTTTTTAATGATAATGTAAATATCGCTATACTTGCTAACAAAGCATCAACCGCAAGAGATTTACTTGGTAGATTGCAACTTGCATATGAAAATTTACCTTCCTGGATGCAGCAAGGTATAATATCTTGGAATAAAGGTTCACTGGAATTAGAAAATGGATCAAAAATATCGGCAAACTCTACTTCTTCATCTGCTGTCCGAGGTGGATCCTATAATGTCATCTTTCTTGACGAGTTCGCCTTCATCCCGAATCACATTGCTGATGACTTCTTTGCCTCTGTTTATCCTACTATTACGTCTGGACAAAGTACTAAAGTAATTATTGTTTCAACCCCACGGGGTATGAATCATTTCTATCGTATGTGGCACGATAGTGAAAAGGGTAAGAGTGATTATGTACCAACTGATGTACATTGGAGTGAAGTCCCAGGTAGAGATGATGCTTGGAGAGAACAAACTATTGCAAACACATCAGAGCAACAGTTTAAGATTGAGTTTGAGTGTGAATTTTTAGGATCGGTTAATACACTAATAAATCCATCAAAATTAAAAACTTTAGTATATGAAGATCCAGTAAAAAGAAATAAAGGTTTAGATATATACAAATCTCCAGAAGAAAACCGTAATTATTTGGTAACAGTTGACGTTGCTAGAGGTATAGGTGGAGATTATTCTGCTTTTATTGTATATGATATTACAGAGTTTCCCTATAGCGTAGTTGCTAAGTATAGAAATAATGAAATTAAACCTATGTTATTTCCTAATATCATTAATGATGTAGGTAAAGCATATAACAATGCATTTGTATTAATAGAAATAAATGATATTGGTGATCAAGTATCAAATATACTTCATTTTGATTTGGAATATGACAATCTCTTAATGTGTTCTATGAGAGGTAGATCAGGTCAGGTTGTTGGTGCAGGATTTAGTGGAAAAAAATCTATGCTTGGTGTAAGAATGACTGCAGCAGTTAAAAAGTTGGGATGTTCTAATCTTAAAACACTACTTGAAGATAATAAGTTATTGGTATGTGATTATGATATTATTTCAGAATTAACCACTTTTACTCAAAAACATAATTCATTTGAAGCAGAAGAGGGATGTAATGATGATCTAGCAATGTGTTTAGTAATATTTTCTTGGTTAGTAGCACAAGATTATTTTAAAGAAATGACGGACAATGATGTTCGTAAACGAATATATGAAGAACAAAAGAATCAGATAGAGCAAGATATGGCTCCGTTTGGATTTATCTCAGATGGGTTTGATAATGTAGAAAGTTTTACAGATAATGAAGGTGATAGATGGCATACAGATGAATATGGGGATCGTTCTTATATGTGGGACTATATGTAAATAGACGTTTTAATAAATAATTTCAGAATAATCTGAGAATTCGGAGACGAAAAGATGCCACTTAATCTAGCATCGCCTGGAATTTTGGTTAAAGAGATCGATCTGACTGCTGGAAGAGTTGATCCGACTTCAGCTGCGATTGGCGCAATTGTGGGACCATTTGAGAAAGGACCAGTAAATGAACCTGTGCTGGTAACAAACGAACAGGGACTTCTAGATAATTTTGGTGATCCACATGCAACCGATAAGCAATACGAAACTTGGTTAGTTGCATCTTCATACCTAGCATACGGCGGACCCCTGCAAGTTGTAAGATCTGATAGTAGTAATCTTAAAAATGCTGCTTCTGGTGGTCTTGATGGAAGTAATGTTTCACAAGTTAAAATTAGTAGTTACGACGACTATGTAAATAATGGATACGATGAAAATACTTTAGCAACTGCTTCGATTGTTTCAAGCAATCCAGGTGGTTGGGCAAACGGAATTAAAGTTGGCGTAATTGATTCTAAAGCGGATCAAATTTTTAGTGGTGTTAGTACAGCATTTGATGGTGCAGTTGGTTTAAACCAATATGTTGGATATGGTGTTACTCAATCTTTAGATGGTAGAGTTCTTATTGGTAGTGGATCAACATCTCTTGTAGAACATTCTCTAGGAACAGGTGCATATCTAAAAGGTATGATTACCGAAGTTGGAACTGGACAAATTAGTGTTAAAGTTCTTTCTACTGTTTCAGCAGCAGGAACAGTAGCTAATGTAGATTACCAGCAAGGTGGTGTTTATGAGTTTAAAACTGGATCAATAACTGGATTTAGTACAGTATCTACTGGTACCAAATCTGCTACAACTTATGCTGCAAATAGTGCTACTATATCAGATTGGTTTGACGCACAAAATATTACACTTTCTAACGGAAAAACAATTGCTTGGAATTCTCTTGCAGATAAACCAGGAACTTCTTCATATGCTGCTGCTAGAGGAGCAAGATTTGATGAAGTAAGTGTTGTTGTAGTTGATGATACTGGAAATGTTACTGGAAATGCTCAAACAATTCTTGAGAAGCATTTAAATCTTTCTAAAGCAAAAGATTCTGAGTATTCAGTAGGTGCTACTTCTTATTGGAGAAAGTATATCTCTGAAAATTCAGAATATATCTTTGCATTGGGAACTAATGATCTTTCACCAGTTGGTGCAGCATACAGTACTGGAGCAAGTAATTACCATCTTATTGGTGATTATGCTTGGGATCAGAATGCATCTGGAATTACATTTGGTGGTTCTGGAAATACAGTTCTCACTTTAGAAGGTGGTGTAAACTACAACGGTCAAACTGGAATTAGTACAACTGGAGCACTTGATGCTACTGTTGGTGATCTATCAACTGGTTACGATATCTTCGCAAATACTGAGGAATATGAAGTAGACTTCCTATTAATGGGTGGTGCTGCTGGAACTCAAGAAGATTCTCAGGCATTAGCAAGTAAAGTTATTTCAGTTGCTGAAGGAAGACAAGATGCATTAGCATTTGTTTCTCCTGGAAGAACTACTCAACTTACTGAAAGTGTTGCTGGTTCTTATTCAGTTAAATCTGATGCTGATATTACTACTAATGTAGTTAATTGGTATTCACCAATCCCATCATCATCTTATGCCATTCTTGATAGTGGTTATAAGTATATGTACGATAGGTTCTCTGATACATTTAGATATGTTCCTCTTAATGGAGACATAGCTGGACTTTGTGCCAGAAATGACTCAACAAATTTCCCTTGGTTCTCACCAGCAGGAACACAAAGAGGTGCAATTCTCAATTCAGTTAAATTGGCATATAACCCAAGTAAACTACAAAGAGACACACTTTATTCAAACAGAGTCAACCCTGTAGTATTCTCACCAGGAGCAGGAATTATCCTATTTGGTGATAAGACTGGTCTTGCTAAAGCTTCTGCTTTTGATAGGATCAATGTTCGCAGATTGTTTATCTTCCTAGAAGATGCAATTAAAGCTGCAGCAAAAGATGTTATGTTTGAATTCAATGATGCTTTAACAAGAAATTCATTTGTTAATGCTGTTGAACCTTTCTTAAGAGATGTTCAAGCTAAGCGTGGTATTCAAGAATTTAGATTAATCTGTGATGAATCCAACAATACAGCAGCAATTATTGATGCTAATGAATTCATAGCAGACATCTATGTTAAACCATCCCGTTCCATCAACTTTATAGGACTGACGTTTGTGGCCACCAGATCTGGTGTTTCATTCTCGGAAGTTATTGGAAACGTTTAATTTTAAAAAGGTCACAAAACAATGGCTCTACGCACAATCTCACAATTTAAGGGGCAATTAACTGGTGGTGGTGTAAGACCCAATCTGTTTGAAGTTACTTTAAACTTTCCAAATGGATCTGGGCAAGCACTAACATTTATGTCCAACGACTCTTCTCCGAGTGCAGTAACACAAGAAATTGCTACAAACGGAGTTGCAGATAAAGTACCATTTTTGGTAAAAGCAGCTGCTCTGCCAGCATCAAATATAACTCCTGTGGATGTTCCTTTTAGAGGAAGAATCCTTAAAGTTGCTGGAGAAAGAACATTTGATAGTTGGACAGTTACTGTTGTCAACGATGCTGATTTCAAAATTAGAACAGCATTCGAGCAATGGATGAACGGTATTAGCAGACTAACTAACGGATCTGGTGAAGTAAATCCATCAGATTACACTGCTGATGCAAATGTTAACCAACTTTCACGAAATGGTGATATACTAAGAAGGTATAACTTTGTTGGTTTATTCCCAACAAATATTTCTGAAATTCCATTATCAATGGATACAACAGATACTATTGAAGAATTTACTGTAGAAATGCAGGTTCTTTACTGGACTATATCTGCTATTCAGGAATCATCTACTGAAGTTGCTCCTGCAGTTAACTAATAAATAAGTAAAATAGTTCAAATTATTATAAAATGTCCAAACTTTTTGGTTTTTCAATTGAGGCTTCTGATAAAGTAGCCAAATCTATAGTTTCCCCCGTACCGCCTAACAATGCGGACGGGGTTGATAATTTTATTGCGTCTGGATTTTATGGTCAATTTGTTGATATTGAAGGTGTATATAGAACAGAGCACGATCTCATTAAAAGATATCGTGAAATGGCAATACACCCAGAATCTGATAATGCTATAGAAGATGTTGTTAATGAAGCAATAGTTAGTGATTCTTATGATTCTCCTGTAGAAATAGAATTATCTAATGTAAATGCGAGTGATAAATTAAAAGACAAGATTAGAGAAGAGTTTAAATATATTAAAGAACTGCTAGATTTTGATAAAAAATCGCACGAAATCTTTAGAAATTGGTATATTGATGGTAGATTATACTATCATAAGGTAATTGATCTTAAAAAACCAGAAGATGGGATCAAAGAATTGAGATATATTGATCCAATGAAGATGAGATATATTCGTCAAGAAAAGAAACCTAAAAATAAGGATGGTGTTGATTTAAGTAGGATGGATGAAAAGAGTAAAACTTTTTATCCAGAAATAGAAGAATATTTTGTATATTCTCCAAAACCAAATTATCCATTAGGGATGGTTTCAGGAGCAGGTGGACAAAAAGGAGTAAAGATTGCTAAAGATACAATCACTTATGTTAATTCTGGATTAGTAGATAGAAATAAAGGAACAGTTCTTTCATACTTACATAAAGCAATTAAGGCACTTAATCAACTTAGAATGATTGAGGATAGTCTTGTAATTTATAGATTATCAAGAGCACCTGAAAGAAGAATATTTTACATTGATGTAGGTAATCTTCCAAAAGTTAAGGCAGAACAATATCTTCGTGATGTTATGATGCGTTATAGAAATAAGTTAGTTTATGATGCATCTACTGGTGAAGTACGTGATGATCGTAAATTCATGTCTATGATGGAAGATTTTTGGCTTCCAAGAAGAGAAGGTGGTAGAGGAACAGAAATTACTACACTTCCTGGTGGACAGAACTTAGGAGAACTTGCTGATATTGAGTATTTTCAAAAGAAACTCTATAGAGCATTAGGTGTTCCTGAATCTAGAATTGCAAATGATGGTGGTTTTAATTTAGGAAGATCATCTGAGATATTAAGAGATGAATTAAAATTCACTAAATTTGTAGGAAGATTGAGAAAGAGATTTGCTAATTTGTTTAGTGATATGCTCAGAACTCAGTTAATTCTAAAAAATATTATTAGTACTGAAGACTGGGATGCAATTAATGATCATATTCAATACGATTTTGTTTATGATAATCAATTCTCAGAATTAAAAGAATCAGAATTGATGGATGGTAGACTTGCAACTTTAGCAACTATAGAACCATACATTGGCAAATTCTATTCACAAGATTGGGTTCGTAGAAAAGTTTTACGTCAAACTGATACTGAGATAAAGGAAATTGATGAACAGATTGAACAGGAAATACAGGATGGAATTATTCCAGATCCAAGTATGATGGATCCAATTACTGGAGAACCATTACCACCAGAAGGTGCAATGATGGATGCACCACCATTGGATATGGGAATTACTAATGGACAGGTTGATAAAGATACTAAAACGGCTGAGATATAAATAACCGTATATAACTATATCAATTTTTATGGAAGATCTTATCGATTTGATTGTCACTGATGCGTCTGCTTCAGACGTTAGTGATAAAATTAAAGATGTTTTGTTTGCTAAATCTGCAGAAAGAATTGACACCATTAAACCAAATGTTGCCGATTCTATGTTTGCTAGTAGTGATGAAGGATCTGTTGAGGCAGAAGTAGAACCAGAGGAAACAACTGATGGCGAATAGAACCTTACCAAAAGGTGCAGAGGCAGCTTGCCCAACAACGACAGGAACAGCTTCTACTTTTGGGAATGCAACAGTAGTTCGACTTATCAATAATGGTGGAACCGCTAGGTTAGTTACTGTTGTTGAAGAGCAGAGTGGAACAGTAGTTGGATCTTTCACTATGGCAGGTAATACTGTTGAGTATGTTGAGAAAGACCCGACTTATGCAATATTTGCAGCAAATGCTGCTGTGTTGGGCGCAAAAGTAGGATTTACAAATTAGGAAAATGAAACTTATTACAGAAGAAGTTGCAAGCGTTAAATTTATCACCGAAGGAAAAGGTGCTAAAAAGAAAATGTACATTGAAGGTGTATTTCTTCAGGGCGAAATTAAAAACCGTAATGGAAGAATGTATCCTTTAAACACTCTTTCTCGTGAAGTTAATCGTTATAATGAATCTTTTGTTAATAAGGGTCGTGCTCTTGGTGAATTAGGTCATCCAGATGGTCCTACTGTAAATCTTGATCGTGTTTCCCATAAAATTGTTTCTCTCCGTCAGGAAGGTAATAATTTTGTAGGTAAAGCACAACTTCTAGAAACACCTATGGGTAAGATTGCAAAATCTCTTATTTCAGAAGGAGTAACACTTGGAGTTTCATCTCGTGGTGTTGGATCTTTAAAAGAAGATCGTTCTGGCATGAAAGTTGTGGGTGAAGATTTCATGTTAGCAACTGCTGCTGATATAGTAGCAGATCCTTCAGCTCCCGATGCATTTGTATCTGGAATCATGGAAGGAAAAGAATGGGTTTGGGAAGGTGGTTCACTTCGTGAGCAACTTTTAGAGAAAACTCAAAAGCGTATTAATACGTTAGTTGATCAAAAAGTATTGGAAGAACATAAACTTGGATTGTTCCAAAATTTTCTTTCAAATTTATAAGTCATCTAAATAAATACAGATTAATTCAAATCTAAATATAAATGTCCGTCGGCACAAAATTACAAAAAATGGAAAACATCGAAGAAAACGTGGTGACCAAAGGTGCTAAACCTGCGGAACCTATGCAAAAACTTACCACAGGTGGTACTTCTCCTACTTGGGAAGATCTCGGTGGTCCTACTCCAGAAAACTCTAAACCTGATGATGATTCAAATAGATTGAAGACTCCTAGTGGTCTATCAGCAGTTAAAAATGTTGTTAATAATAAAGCAGCGAAAGGTGATTCTGCTCCTAAAGGAGTTAAAGAGGAAGAGGTTGAAGTAGAAGGAGAAGTTGTTGCCGAAGGAGAAAAAGCAACTGAAGAAGTAGTTGCCGAAGAACCTAATAAAGAGGGTGAAGAGGTAGTTGCTGAAGAGCCTGCTAAAGAAGGCGAAGTAGTTGCCGAAGAAGAAACTACTGAGGAAGAAGTAGTTGCCGAAGATAAGGTTGATGTCGAAGAAGACCTCAATGCACTTATTTCTGGTGAAGAACTTTCCGAAGATTTCCAAGAAAAAGCACGAGTTATCTTTGAAACTGCAATCAAGACTAAGGTTGCTGAAGCAAAAGAAAAACTAGAGGAAGAAAACAAGGTTAAATTGGAAGAAGAGATTATTTCTATCAAAAATAACCTTACCGAACGTGCGGATTCTTATCTAGAGTACGTTGCTGATGAGTGGATCCAAGAGAACAAACTCGCAGTAGAAAACGGACTACAAACAGAAATGACCGAATCATTCTTGAAAGGAATGAAAGGTCTCTTTGAAGAACATTATGTATCAATCCCTGAAGAAAAATATGATGTCATCGAGAACATGGTAGATAAACTTGATGAAATGGAGTCAAAACTCAACGAGCAAATCGAAAAGAATGTTGCTCTAAACAAAAGATTGTCAGAATCAGTTGCTGATGTAATTCTTTCAGATGTTTCTGAAGGAC